CATTGTTAAGAGGCGTGGCGGGACTTTAAGGTGCTTTACACTTCGTTTATTGTTGTAATGATTGAAGTAAAGTATTGTGCGGCTTTACCAGTCAACTTAGAGATAATCTCTTCGTCAACAGATTGACCTGCATCACTTAAAGCAGCAGTAAGAGCTTCTTGAGCTGCTGCTTTAGAGACACGAGTGCTGCCTCCAGTTGTACCGCCACTAGACTTAGCAGCGGGGGTTTTCTTAACATAAACGCCAGCTTTTGTTAAGATCATACGAACACCGTTAGGTGACTCGTCTAGTTCTTCTGCAATATCTTTCACAATTTCCATACTGGTTTCTGGAGTTGGTTGTGCTTCTTCGTACATTGCTACTGCCTGTGCTTTTTTATCGTCGTCCCAAGCCATGTTTCTTTTCCTTCTGTTAGTGTTTTTAAGTCCAGGTGCAAAACCTGTTCGTTCTAGTTGTTGCTGATAAAATCGGTCGCCCATTTGCTTCCATCACTTTATAAAAACATATTATATGTGAAATTAACCTTAAAGTCAAGAACTTTTTTTGTTACGCCAGTAATAATATTCCATATACTGGGGCCATCTTAAATACTGCTTTAAAGGATAAGCCCAGTAAAGTCCTTGATATACTTTTTCTACGTTTTCTGTAACATCGCACCAATTACAGGGTGATCCTACTTCTGTAGCTATTACAGTTTCTTTAGGGGCACAAAAGTGGCTCCACATTTTTATTTCCTTATCCATTCTTCTATCGTCCTTTTTTCTATATCTTCGTAAGTGTTAGAAGCACAATGAAGTACTATTAACTTATCGCTTTTTGAATTTTGAGGTAAATTTACCCCTTGCAGAGTATAATCGTCGGTTATTTTTCTACCTGACGTTAGACTTTTAAAAGTAATAGTTACCCTACCTACTTTTAGTGCTTTTATCATATTTTCTATCATAATTGCTTATTTAAATCAATACCTAGTTTTGCTAGATGATTGAGCTTGCCCAAATCATGGGCGCAGCTAGAGGCATAAAAGCCTCCTTTACCTGCGGTAGATACAAAGTCTAGTTCTTCAGCCTCTTTTTCAAATATATAAATTTGATACGCTTCACTACCATACTTCTCTAAGTATGTAGGGTTTTCGTGTTTTTTATCTACAACTGCAGGGGCATGATATTTTGCAGACCATACTACTTCTCCAACCTGAAAACTTTCAGATACACACTCATCTGGAAAATAATGTGGCGTTAATCTTTCTTCTTTGTTGCTCGGTCTTGACGGGACGCCAACTCTTTCGAGAATAGATCGTACAAAGGATGGACTTCTGAAGAGCCGCTTTGAGATATCTGAAACAGTATCTCCTCCGAGGAAGCTAGAACATGCCTCAGAGATTTCGCCAGCACTCGCCGGACGACCTCGCAGACCTGCTTTACGTTTTTTAGTATAGTCCTTTCTTTCATCATACTCTTCAATGATCTTTTGTAGGCGTGTTGTGTTGTACGAGATATTTAGAATAGCGCACGCCTCTTTCTTAGTTATAGGCTTATCACTAGCGGAGCCAGGATTGAGGAGCTCTTTCACTTTCTCTATGTTCTTCGCCGATAGATTCTCGTGATCCTTCTTTTTTACATTCTTCCGCATATTCTAGCTCCAATAATAATTCGCAATAGTGTATAATCTTTTTTATATCTTCTACACCGTTCTTGTTTCGATGTCGAGTTGCATACTTAATAATATTACCCTCGATATATCCTAGTTTGTTTGCATGAATATACTCAAGGGGTTGTATAGGCAAGTCGTAGTGGGATCCACCTTCTTGTTTGTCTAGCGCATTGGCTGGACGCATTTTAGGCATTTCTCCACTAGGAGCCTCGTTAATATACTTTTTATCCATTATTTAAAGCCTCCGCTATATCAGGAAAATGTCCTGCTATAATAGCCCAGCATTGATCTGCAATGTCTATATGTTCTTTTTGTGTGCCATGACCCCGCCTCAATTCGCAATAATGAAGCCAAGAGCGCAAGGTGCCTGCCATATACAAAGTAGTTTCGGTCAAGCCCTCGGGTAAAAGCGCTCTGGCTTGTTCTTTAGCAATACCTGAGTTAAGAGCCATTTCATAGTAGTCTTTTGCTACTCTCGCAACCTCACTCTGCATATCATTAAATACTTCTTGAGCTTTATCCTGTCTTTCAGAATTTTCATCTACCATGCTCAATTGCCTATTTGTAGCGTGCTGTTTTCTAGCCTCTCTTTTAGTGCTGAAAGTTTCACTTACTGCATAGCGTTGAGAAAATTCTTGAAAGGAAAAGGATCTATGTCTTAAGATCTGTCTAGAAATGTCTCTGGTAGTTGTTATCTCCATAGTTATTGAAACCATCTCAAAAGGAGACCAATGGCCCTCTTTGATTAAATAACGAAGTAACTTTGAAGCAGTTTTTTTATTATTTTGATTCATAGGGTTACTTACCCTAGCGGCATAAGCAATTAAATCTCCTGCCGTATGACACCCCGAAGAGGCACTAGGAGATGTCATTCCTACTAATTTTACTTTACTTGTCATTTTAACTCCTACTTATTATTGTCCTGAAATTCGTTTATCATAGTCGGCTAGATCTTCGTTCCACCAAGGCGGCTTCTCTCTACCTTTCCAACTACTAATGGATGCTTTGTCTAGCATATAAAAATTTCTGTAAGACCACACAGGGTGGTCAGTGTCTACTAAGCCTCTGGGCATGTTGTCTGTCATTGCTAACTTGAAAGGGGTTTCCCCTACATCTTTCATGTGTATCAACTCAGGCAGATTTCTAATTACCTCAAAAGACTTGTGCGAACCTCCAGTTCTGTATGCTTGTTCTATAGACAAAGCATGAGCGTAGCAAAATGCCCACTCATAGTTGGCTACAGACTCTCGCATCCATACTGTGGAAGGGTGATTATGATGACACGCTAAGTAAGGAAAAATTCTGTTTCCCATAGTTAACGGACGCTGTTCTTTCATAAACACTTTGAGTTTTAAATGCTCTTCAGGTGTCAACTTTCTAGGCACATAGCCTAGCAGATAATCAATCCAATGATTAGTACACATCATCTGAGCACATTCTAGCTGCATCTTACCAACATGTTTGTCGATATGGTACTCAGCACACTTGTCGAGGTCGTCGTCAAGTTTAAATAAATTCAATGGTAGTCTCCTAAATTTGAAAGTATATTATACTAAATTTTAGATAGAGTGTCAAGAAATTTATATCGTAAGGTCAAATTATCTATGATTTTTTAAACTCTCGTTTTTTGTCCATACTGTGATTGAATACTTCTCACCAGATACAAGAGGTAAACTACTATGGGGGTGTGTTATTTGCCCCGGCCAAATGAGTAAGTCTCCTACATCTACTTGTTTGTTTGTGGTTTTTTGACGAGGAAAAAACAACTCTCCTCCTTCATAGTTGCTGTTTAGTTTAAGGCTACAGGTAATGTAGCTGTCATCGTGATGTTTGGCTAATTTTGTCTTTTCAGATAGAGTATATCTAACAGCAAACATATTTATTATTTCTATGTCTGCTGAAGATATATCCCAATACTTTGTAGCAGGTACCAAAACAGCGAGTAAACCTTCTTCTAGTATAGCGTACCACTCTGGTAGGTCTTTTTTGAAATGAATATCGTCCGTGTGATGAGGGTTTTTAGCGTCGTAAAACCAAGTGTTTTTTTCTTTCAGGCATTCAAGAATAATCTCACATATATCTTGTGACAAGAAAGGGGTGTGCAGTATATCAGTTCCTAAAGGTTTTAAATCCGTAGGGTGAAATAGATCATGTGACATTATCCATTCTCGACATTAGTCGTTCAGCACGATTTGTTACTTGTTTATACCATCTGGAATCTCTTCCCTCTGTTCCCGCACTTGCCCAATCACCTTTATCTAAAGCTGCTTTAAAATTTTTAAACTGACTTAATCGAGGTCTGCCCATATTAAACATCATGTTTATTAAAACTTCTTGCACTTCACTGGGCCAAGTATTAAAAAGTGTACCGTACAAAACTTCACACTCATTAATTGAAGTGTTTAAGTCTTGCTCAAAGCAATCTTTAACTCTTTCTTCAGAAACAGGGGTTCCTACCTCCAAACCAAACTCTGGATCAGACTCTAGAACCAAGTGTCCTACTCCAAAAGTTGGATAACCTAAATGATCTAAATATATAGTATATTTGACCCCTTCATCTATTTTTAATTGTTCAAAAACTGCTTCTCTATTCATATAATGTTCCTTTAACACTGCAAGGACTTTTCTTTTAGTCCTCTGCTTCATCTATATCATCCCATGTTGTTACGGTTCGATAATAGATAACTACTTCTTTCATTTCACGAATGTATCTACGAAGTTCTTGCATATTATACGACATTAGTTCGTAGTCTCCTACAGACATCGAAAAGAATACTATACTACCTCCTGATTCCTTTTTAATTCTATCCAAGAACTCCTCTAGATTTTTCTCTGAAACAACATACCAAGTGGGCTCTTTTAAATCAATTTCCTTCGGTAACTCCGGCTGTACTATCTCTATTCTCACCGGCTTCGTTACTGTTATTATCTCCGGCTCCGGTACTATTGGTTTCGGGAACCAACTGCACCCCGTCATCAAGAGAATCGACATCCCTGCTGTCATTTTCAATGGATTCAAATACTTTTTTAGTTGCATTATTTGCTCGCTTTTCTATTAAGCCAGGTTTGGCCGTGGCTAATTTAGTTAGGTTATGTCTAGCGAAGATGTCAAGATACCTGCTCATCTCTAGCTCTATTTTTTTATTTTTACTTTGCATAGCGGTATTAGCTTCATTTTGTCTTTTAGTTTGTACTTGTAACTCTTTGAAGGCAGCTTCTTGCTGTTCAATGGCTACTCGTTGCGAAGCTATATTTTTTTGTAACTTTAAATTTTGGTCCCAGAGTCCATAAGCTGCTCCTCCTAAAACCAATGCCATCATTGCAAAAAACTGCCACATGATTATTCTTCCTTAGTATCAAACTCTATTATACCCTCAGACTCAAGATAAGATAGAGTATTTTCTACTCCTGCTGCGTGCCCTGACTGCCAGCTAGTGTATGTCGTTCCTGCTAAGCACAAAAAGCCTATTACTAGAACTATAGGGTCTACCATCATATAAATACTCCACTTGCAATAGCAAGGCTGCTCCAATTAATATATATTATAATTGAAAAGATCCTAAATGTCAAGAAATATTTTTCCATATCTATTTGCAACTCTTAAAAATATTTCTTGACTTTCGATGTGGAATCTACTATAATATCTATAAGTTGTGAAAGGAAGATTATGAAAATATACACTAAAAAACCTTGGTCTCGTAAAGAAAGAGAGCTACTTCGAAAAGTATATTACTTTTCAACCAGTGTGGAGCTTCAGGAATACTTCCCTGATAGATCATATAATGCTTGTGTAAAACAAGCCAAGTACTTACAGGATCGTGGATGGGCATTTCAAAGAAGATCAGTATAGCAATAATACTAATATTAATGGCTCAGGATGTTTCTGCAGCTGAGGACCGAGTACAAGATCTTCAATGTCTAGCTAAGAACATATACTTTGAAGGGCGTAATCAACCTTGGGTAGGTCAATTAGCCATTGCACAAGTTACATTAAATAGGGTAAAAAGTGCAGCATTTCCTGCCACAATATGTCAGGTGGTTAAACAGCAAAGAAAAGAAATATGTCAATTTAGCTGGTATTGTGATGGCAAATCTGACAAACCTAAGAATATTAAAGAGTACGGAAATGCAACAGATATAGCTATTCAGGCTTATTCGCAGACACTTCCTGATGTGACTGGAGGAGCTCTTTGGTATCATGCAACATATATACAAAAGCCTTTTTGGGCACATACTTTTAAGAAAAAAGTACAAATAAACGAACACATTTTTTATATAAAATAAGAAGGAGTAAAATGACTATAGTATTTTGGATTATAATTATTACAGGCACTATCAGTGCTACCAGTAATACGATGAAACTGAACGAACTTTGCAATAAAGAAGTAGCTGAGGGCGTGTCAAAAGATGTTAAAGAGTGTAAGCAATACTACTTTGATACACGAATTAAGAAGGGCTGGTAGATGTATAATATACCAGAAGAGGAAGATCTTGGAATAGAAGGCGTAACTATGGACCCTCACTACTATTTGAGGGAGCGTGATCACGGTTTTATATTCGGTTGGGATACCTTAGTCCAAGAGAATACTAAGGTTAAAGATGAAGATTAGAGTTAAAAACAATAATGTTGAAAGTGCTTTAAGGGCCCTTAAAAGAAAGACAAAAGATTCCTTAATGGAGCTTAAAGATAAACAATATTACGAAAAAAAGAGTGCGAAGCGAAATAAAGCAAAAGCTTCTGCTAAAATCAGAGAACGAAAAAGACAGAGAGAAGAAAATGCAAAACACTAGAGCCACACCATTTGAGCTTGTAGGAGACTTCATGGAAGTATTTGGACAGGAAGTACACTGTGAGCCTACACTACGCGATAGGGACACTCAAGATCTTAGAGTAGATCTCATAGCTGAAGAACTAGAAGAATTAGAGGTAGCATTGGCTAATAAAGATATTATTGAAGTAGGAGACGCACTTACAGACCTTCTTTATGTTGTCTATGGGGCGGGCCATGCTTTTGGAATAGACTTAGATGAATGCTTTCTGGAGGTTCATGATAGTAATATGTCTAAACTAGGGGAGGACGGACGTCCTATATACAGAGAGGACGGTAAAGTTATGAAAGGTCCTAACTATTTTTCACCAAATTTAAGAGCTATTATAGTATGATTAAGACATTTATTGAAATCAAAGAATTCAATAAAGTGCTCCAGTCTAGAGTTTATCTTGTACCTACTATATGGTATGAGAGGGAGAAATTTAATAAAGTTGCTTGGCATACACTAAGTCTAGGCTTTTTGAATTTTATTTTTACAGTAGAAATAGAAGTACATTAAAACAATTCTTTAGAGATGCAACTATCTCAAAGGCACTTCTTTTAGAAGGGCAAAAGAGTTTATATATGTTAGAAACATTTATCGATCTAGCGGTTACGTTTTGGCAGTGGTCAGTCTTCGCTGTTATTGTTTTAGTAGGTTTTATAGTCAATTTACTTGACGATAAAGAACCTAAGTATAGGGTAGGTTTTTCTTACCCTGAGATGCCTCATATGAAACCTATTCCAATTGCAACGAAAGGAAAAGGGTTTTTTAAAGGTATATGGCTATGGCTAATGAGTGTAAGACAATGGGAGATCTGTGAGGATTTTCATTTTACACTTAAAGGCGAAGACTACGTAATACCTGAAGGCTTTCAGTTTGACGGTGCTTCAGTTCCTAAATTCCTCGCAATGTGGCTTTCACCTACCGGCGTTCTGCTGATGGGTGGCCTTGTTCACGATTACCTATATAAATATGCTACTTTAGAGTTTGCAGACAAAGATAAACTTTTTACTCGTGTGTATAACCAAAAAGAAGCGGATGAAATTTTCCGAGATATTTGCATAGAAGTTAATGGTTTCAAAGTATTAAATTATCTAGCATTCATCTCTCTTCGAGCAGCAGGTTTTGTGGCTTGGAACGGCCATACAAAACGTGGTACTCAACTTAAGGAGTCTTAATATGCAATATGTTAAAAAAATTATGAAAGAACGCACCTCCATGGACGGAATAGCACTTATAGCAATTTGTGGTGGTGTGATTCTGTTTGGAGGCCTGGCTAAAATAGCTGCATGGGTTGGTTTAGCTTATGGCGTGTATACTTTAATTCGACCGGAGAAATAAAATGGCTTATTCTGATCAAGTAATGGATCATTATAACAACCCTCGTAATGTGGGACGCTTTGATAAGGAAGAAAAAAACATTGGCACAGGTATGGTGGGAGCACCTGCCTGTGGAGATGTAATGCAATTACAAATCAAAGTGACAGACGGTATTATTGAAGAGGCTAGATTTAAGACTTATGGATGTGGTAGTGCTATCGCATCCTCTAGCCTTCTTACTGAATGGGTGAAAGGGCGTAATCTTGAAGAAGCAGGCAACATCACAAATGTAGATATAGCCGAAGAATTAGCACTTCCTCCCGTAAAAATACACTGTAGCGTACTTGCAGAAGATGCTATTAAAGAAGCAATTAAAAATTATAAGGAAAAGCATGGACCTTAAGAAATTAACTAAATTAGTAATTACAATGGAAGAATGCGGGGAGCTGATTCGAGCGTGCTCGAAAGTGCTCCGCCACGGTGTAGACGATCCACAGTATCTAATCAATCTTCAAGAAGAAATGGCAGATGTTAAAGCTATGATAATGATACTCTCTAAGGCGTATAATCTTGACTCTGGAAAAATAGAGGACTTGGTACAGAAGCGCCTACATAAAATGTCACATCCTGACTATACATAAAAAAGCCCTCAAATGAGGGCTCTTTGCTAGACATCACGATAGTCTTGAATCTTCGCATCCCAGACCCATTTTGCTGCTACATCAGTATAAAACTTATCTTCTAGAAAAGTATGATTTTTCCTTACATACTCCTCATGTG